CTTCCTGATTCACGAGATTGTTATTGTAAGTCGCAGCCAACGGAAAGTCTCGTAATCCCGAATCTAACCATGCGGTGCGATCCATTGTGCCGTAATACCAAATGTTATCCAGATAGTTATACACAACGTATTTGTTGGCTGTTTGTGAATCGGCAGAACAATAAAACCACCAAATCTCATGGTATGACTCTACAGTCCCCGCAAACACTTGCCGATACTGCTGAGTATTAAAATCGTTAAAGATAAACTTACGGAGATTACAAGTTAGTGGTTGGGTGCGACCATCATACTTATAGAACTTATCCACACCCATCCAGTAGGCCACACCGTTGGCGTACGCTACCGCATTTTGAGAGGCTATAGAGATGTTTTCACCTACAAGCTGCGCTCCCCATACCACTGGGGCACCGACGTACTGGAGGGCATATAGGGCCGAATCTGACCACACTAGGACTTCCTGACGAGCTTGTTTAGCCGCTACGATCTCAGTGCCTCTAGATAGCTGTAGGCTACCTGCTTGGTTTGTTGCCGCAGGAGTCCACTGGGTAGAGTCTTCTTGGTCTGACCAACGGATTAACATGGGGTTTTTAGTGCCACTAGCCAACGCGTTACAACCAAAACAAAACACAAACCGGCTGATATCTGATACCAAAATAACGTCTTGTACGGTCGGTACGTTGGCTGTAGCAGGTGATATGGACGAGAGTAATACCCCCCTAGAGGTAAGCCCTGACGTAGCATCCCAGTAATATATAGGCCCACCACGCGGCCCAAACAGCAGATCTTCACCAAAATTAGCCTGTGACCATAGGCGGATCTGGGTGTCAGATGTACCGCCAGTGCCCCATGTACCAGCACCCCATGAACCTGCTCCCCAGCCTGTTAGAGGTATTACATAGGCTGATCCGGTGTTGATTTGGTAGGCGGCAGACACGGTACCACCCCCAGTTGCCGTAGAAGTAGCGTTACTAGAAGCTGTTATGAAGTAAGTATTAGACGCAGTGGTGTCGATGGTGATTTGAAATTCACCGTTTAGAGTAAGCCCACCAACAGCAGAAGCACCCGAAAAAGTAACGAAATCACCCGAAATATACCCCCCATTAGCGTCTACAACGCTTACCGTAGGGGAACCACTCGTAGTGGTAAACGGGTTAGTGAGGGTTACAGTATCACGTAAAGGTGTTATGTCGTTATAAGCACCACCATTCTCAAGGTAGAACTTGAGGTTAGTACCGACACCAATGAGGTTTTGACTACCTAGCGTTACCCAGTTCCATAAGGAGCGACAGACACCAAGAAAGGTAGCATCCGATATACGCTGCCACCCACCAATCTTTTCCGGTGTACCTTGCCGAAAGCGAATCTTATCGGATTCGTACCACCCACCTTCACTGGTGTATCGGGTATTCTCTCGATTAACCCCCGGTTTTAACGCTAATTTTTGTAATGGCATACATAACCCGTCACATTGATTCGCCAAACACTGGCGGTAGGGTTGTTACTACGATTGACGTATTCTGCCTCAAGTTTAGTGAAGCACCGCAATCAGAACAAGTATCTGCTTCCAACTCGCTCTCGTCTATATCATATCCACATTCGGCACATAAAATCTCTATATCGTGCGCTGGTTCAATATTGCCTTCTTCGTTTACTTTAGGTGCATGTGAGACTTTCATCGTTTTTGATACTCCCCAGAACTAATCATCTGGCAAATTTCTAATGATCGGTCACCTACTTGCTCTGCCCAGCGGCTACGATAGAACTCTTGTCCAGCCTCTTCGTAGTTACCATCAGCCATGTGCCCCAAGGCTTTAACAAACTTACGTAATTTGGTCTGACCAATATTAAACGACAGGTCTATCAAGGCTTCTTGACGCACGCTATCTAGTTTTGAAAACCATTCGTACTCGACCATTAACTCTTCACGACACCGTTTTATGTCGTTACTCAATAAATAATCTATCTCGTCTTCAGAAAGGCCAAGCCCAGATTCTGATATATTTCTACCAACACCAATGGTTTCGTAGCCAGCAGAACACATATAGACCTTATCTCTAACGCCTTCGTGCCTCTTTAACATGTTTATTAGTCTAGTCATTAGTCGTGCTTATGTGATGCGCCGTAGTAGAAACTGATAATAGATGAGACGATTCCGCCCAAATACCCAAGGACAAGATTAACAATCCCGTCATCATTCGCAGCAGGGTCTTGAATCGTGACCAATGCGATGTATCCACCAAAGAAAAATACACACGCAACCGCAATAAACTTCGGTGTCCAATCGCCTTTAAACGCCGATCTAGCGTGTTGTACATCTTCTACCTCAAGCGCGAATACATCTACGTCTAACTTCTTCATCTGAACCTGAAAGTCCAGTTCAGCTTTTTTAATTTCTGCCAGTTGTTCTGGAGTAGCCGCTTGTACTGCATTAGCAATACTTTTCTCGTCAGGCTTACAGCCCAGTACACTGGCGATGGTTTGTGCCGCAGCACCCCCTAAAGGCCCACCAAGAGCCTGACCAAGGGTAGGAGCTACCGCACCGATTAATCCTTTGATCGCATCAAATTTCACAGCCTGCCCTCGTTCATCTAAATATATTTACCCAAAAATATAAAGCGCCTATTGTTACTCCTACACATGAAACCCCAATAAACCCAAAAAACATCATCTCTTTAAATAACTTTTCTCGCTGTCTTTGTTTTTTCTTTAGTGTATTTATCTTTTTATCATGAGCGATTTTTGAATCTTCGATACGCTGCATGATCTCTTTGTACTGTTGCGCTCCACCTTGCTGCATTAGCAGCGAATCTTTTAAAGCCTGATGAAAAGAAGCGGCTTGTCTTTTAGCCACTTGGAGCTTCATTGACTCGTCTAAGGTAAGCGGCTTAGTTGCCGCTTTTGAGTCTACATCCCTAATCTTTTCATCGAGGTCAGAGTATTTGCTAATTAACCCAGCAAACGAACTGGCGTTAGAACCTGTCTCCTTTACCGTAGCTAACATCTCGTTCAGCCCTTTGAGGGCTGTCAAAATAGCAGCAATTTCGCCTACGCCGAACCCAAACATTTATCATCATTTCATTGTGTCAAAACTAATCCAACGATAGCTATTAACGAAGTAATCATGACAGGGTAGATGCCCCAGATCATACGTTCTAACTTATCGAAACGTTGTGACCCGGAGTCTAACCGTTCTTTGATAGCGGCATAACGCAAAGCGCATTCAGCTTCATGAATCTCGATTTTCTTTAACGCTTTGCTTGCATGAGTCTCGGCCATTATCCTGCATCCGTTTCCGGTTCTACTTCTTCAACCACTTCGATTGATTCACGTAATGCGTTCTCACGAAACCCAAGAGCAACCTGTAAGTTAATGCTTTGCTGTTGTGCGGCAGCAATCTGGTTCTGTAACTCACCAAGCTGTTTACGCAGGTTAACCACCTCGACGTAGTGGATCTTGGAATCGTTGCCAAGCTCATTAACGTCATACTCCTGATCGTCAATGGTTAGAATGATGGGTTGCTGCTCCTGTTGTTCGCTCATAACTCCTCCTAGTTTTAAATTAAGCGTTACTTAATTGTGCCATCTTTTTCAAGATCATTCACTCTGTCTTCAAGATAACTAAGCCTAATCTCTTGAGCATGGTTAGTGCGGATCGCTTCTTGAACCTCTTGGGGTGGTGCCCAGTTGTTACGAAAATTAGTGTTAAGATTAACCACCTTCTGCAAAGCATCGATCTGGCTGTTCTGCAACAGATCATCGGGCAAAGCACCCAGCTCGCCACGCGGCCATTTGGTGCGAAATTCGCTGTTCATCTCTATGTCAACTTCGAGAATCGTTAGCTGTCGTTCCAACACCGAGATACGGTTAGTCACTTCTGTGTAACCAATCACCGCAATAGCAACCCCCGCAATAATGGCAATGAGGTTGCGTAACGGTATCTCAATCTTGGTCTCGTCTGATATCTGAGCAGCCACTATTTGTTCCTATCATTCCAAAGATCAAACAGGGTGCGGATCTTCTCCTTAATCTGCTCTATATCGGCGTGCATTTTGGCTAAGATGATAACCAACGTCACGAACCCCAGAGCAATAGGCCATATCGCCCCGATAGCATCTAGTGCGTCCATAACGTCTAGCTCTCATCTATTTTTACCAAGGTACACCGTCAGCCGTGGTCGGATTAATCTGACTATCAATATTGGCTTGCAAAGACGTTTCTGTGGCTTCTTTATCAACACCGCCTGCCCATGTCCAGTTCAATGCGTCTTGTTCAGTCACATCAGCATACGGAATGTAGTCTGGGCTAGTAGGGTCAGGCGTAAAACTAACGGTTCCATACGAGCTTGCGCTGTAGGTTACTGCATCATCGCCAGTACCCTCGGTTTGTTCCGCAGTACACCGCCAATGACTTACGATGATAGCACCGTCCATATCTGCGGGTTGAAGGTCTCGCTCTAAGGTCGAGATAGTCCAGTTAAATGTTGCCATTTGTTTCTCCTGTTAAGATTCTTTTAATGGTTCGACAATTACTCTACCGTTTTCGTCAGTCCATTCTGTGTCAAGCATGTGTTGGTCATGTCGCTCACCAATTACCATCCATGAGATTGTGTCAGTGCATGT